GCCCCTGTCCGGGATACACGATCCAGAGGCCACGTGGCGGAGTGGTGACGCAGCGGACTGCAAATCCGCGTACCCCGGTTCAATTCCGGGCGTGGCCTCCATCACTTTCTAAGCAGATCAACGACTTGACCAGAAGCGAGACGCGCCATTCGCGTCCTGCGCGCGGTTCGCGTTGGGACAATTCTTGGGACACCCGTATGTGTCCTGTTCTCTAGGAGAGGTGGGAAATGACGGTAATTCAGGGGAGCGCGTTTGACTGGCATACGCAGGAATTGGCGATCACATGCCTTTCGCTCACGGTTGCGGCCGGCGGCAAGATTGTCGTGCGGCGTAACGAAATGATGGATCTGTCCAACTATCGTCTCGTTGTCACCCAGGACGACATGACCGGCGACAGAACGTATGAGGCAATTACTGACACCCCCACCTCCCGGAAGGAGGCTCGCTAATGAACGATAGCCAGGAAATGCTCGGCACCCTGTTTAGCGTCGAGTTCGTTGACGGCAACGATGACGAAGACCGGTGCCCCGGGACCTTGCACGATAGAAGACGGGAAGGAAATAGGATGAGCTACACGCAGAGTGAAGCCGACGCCGACCTACAGTCCGACATCATCGAACGGTTACGCAGCATGCTTGATGTCGGACTGGACAAAGGCGATGAGCGAAAACTGGTCGATATCATCAAACAACTTGCGGTCATAGCCGTGCGTGAGAGCCAGTCCGAAAGTTGAAACTGTCGGAGTCAGGGGAAGGTAGATGAGGAGGGACGGACATGTCTCGCTACACGATCAAGGCAACCGTTTCTGTTGACGTGGAGGTCTCTGTTGAGGCCTCCAGCAAAAGCGACGCGTCCCTACTGTTCCACACCCGCCTGGAGCTCCACGCTAGCCTCGCCAACACCCCACAAAATGAATTTGACGTGTGGGATGAATGCATTTCCGAGGTGAACAACATGCGCATCGAAGCTGTGTGGTGAAGCCAAAGAACTCACACGAGGCTAGACCATGATCGCCCCTCACACAGGAGGGAACACCACGTAGTAGGCTACTGGATACTGGGACGTCAGTTCATATGCTCGAGCACATGCCGAGCCATCGCGACGCCGAACCTGAATGCTGCCGCGAATATCAGAAGCCACGCCGCGCGGCAGGCCCACGTCATCACCGCTTCCAAGCTGACATCACGAGCTCGACCGCGAACTCTGCTGCTCTGTCTGTCGAGACGTTGGCCAGAAGGGCGAACGTCCACAGAGCCGCCAGGATGGCGACCCGGCGCATTTTGGCGGTAAGCGAGTCCAAATCGCGCCGGACTGCCAGCAGGCCATCCTCCACCCGTTTCAGCCTGGAGAGGAATTTTCCGAGCTCCAAGCCCGCCAGAAACGAAGGTTCGTGCATCGGCCATGGTCCTACCTCAAGAGGTTTTCGGGTCTGGTGACGCTGGCGACTGATCTTTGCAAGGCGCCGGCTTGTAGACGGTTTCCTTGCCGCTGATGATGGTGTCGATGCGCGATGACTGTGCGGCGAGCTTGCGCTGCGTTTCGCATGTGTCGCGGCGAGATGGAGCTACGTGACCGATGCTTGTCGCCACAGATGCCGCACTAGTCGCGGTAGTGGGGGTTGAACACCCCGCCAGTGGAAGGATCAAGAGACTTGCGACCGGCAGAGCCAGCTTTCGACGTGACTTCGGCATTGTTGCGCTCCACCTTTACGAGCGCGCGGTCCTCGCCGCGGCTCTCTGCGTTCCAAATCCGCACTCGATCCCACGCGAACAACGCCAACACGACGGCGAGCCCGGCCCCGATTGGGACGAGACGCGCCGCAAACCACGCCATGATCATGACGCCCTCCATTCGGCCCAGGCGGCCTTGATCTGATTCCAGAAGATCGTGCTCACCAGCCAAGCGCCGAGCCCGAAGGTCAGCACGGGATGGCTAGCAGCCCACCCGCCGAGCTCCGAAAGCGTCTGCCCGAAGGCCTTCCAGGCTGACACTGCTGTGAGATCGGGCGGGCTCGGGATGGACTCCGTTGAAACCGCGGTGCCGCCGGCAGCGAGGCCGGTTCCGACCTGCACCGTCTTCGATGCGGCCACGTTGGTCGCCACTTCCTTCGCCTTCGTCGCGATGCTGACGCCGCTCGCAGGATAGGCTTTGCGATCGAGCTCGAAATGCGGCGTGTCTCGGGTCTTCCAGTCTCCGCCCCACACGATGGCGACGCCGAGCTCGATCGCCGCATCCTTCATCGCCTTCGCGATCCGGTCCATGTCGGGGATGTCGTATTTGAAATCATCGGCATCCACGAGATCGACGGCATGGCCCGTTAAATGCCGACTGTCGAGCGTCCACGACTTGCCGGCGGCTTTGAGCTTCTTTTGTCGCGCGAGGGTTCGCAGCCCCTCGGTGACGACGAAGGGGACGGGACTGATCTCCGCCGCGCGCTTGACGACCCCGACGAGCTCGGGGTGCACCCCTTCGAGGTTGCGGAGGCTTCTCTCATTCAAGGTCATGTGTCATGCTCTCGCCGAAGTTATCCGTCAGTCCTCAACGCGTCACCGGGGAACACGCTCATGGACGCAGCAACGCTTTTCATGGTTCTGCAAATCAACGGGAAGGATCGCGAGGAACACCCGCGCCAGTTCCCGGACGTCGCGGCCTGCGAGGCGTACGTCACGGATTTCAAGGAAAAACTCGCACGCATGTCAGTTCCTGGCTCGATCAAGAGCTACGAGTGCATGCGCTGGTATGCGGTCAGCAAATAGTCATCGGAACAGCGGTGGCGGCGGAAGTGGCTGCGGATTGAACCACATAGACGGCGGATCGATCCGCTCCTGTTGGAACACAGAGGGCGGCTCTATATAACCAAATCCATACGATGACGGCTCGCCCTGAATGCGGGGTTTGTCCCGCCAACGCTCCGCGACGAGCGCATTGGCGTCGTACGCCGGATCTGCGTTGGCGACTTGGTACTCCTCCATCCCGTTCGTCATGAGAGAGGGGAGAAAGGACTCGGACGGGTTGGCGTAGACAAGCGCCCTCGCGATATCGTTGCCCTTTACTACCTCAGCGGACATCCGATGGTTTCCGTCGACAAGAACATAGTCTCCGTTCTCCGTCATGCGGACCAACGGGAGCGGCCCTCCATCAAATCGCGTTCCGGTGGGAGTTCGCGGCTGCACTCCGGTTTCCACCATGGACTTAACCTTGTGGCCCCAGACACCCGGCTGTTGTGTTTTCAGGTTGCGAAGGTCGATGTCCGCTTCGTATGGCGCGCGCTGCTGAACAACGCGCGGTCGTTCCACAAACAGGAACGGCGTATCGACGGCATATTGTTCTGGGTTTATCGAATTTGCCCAATACGGCTCCAAGTCAGGTGTGAGCGAACCGATTTTGTCGCGAAAATCCGCAAACCGATCCGGTTGCTCCAAATCGTCGGCTATTCTTCCCCACCCTGGCGGCCACGCAGAGCTTTGCGCTGCTATATCCGCTTCCGGTGGAATTTGAAAAGATTGCTGGCGTTGTGGACTTGCCCTCACGACGTCATCCGCCATCCCCGCCGCTCTCATCCCCACGCCCGCCATTGGCGCTATCGACGCAGCGTTGAACGCGTCCAGCGGTTCCGCTCTAGGTGTTCCTGCGTAATACCCGCTGTCATCTGCTCTCGGGAGCTGCCTCCCCTGCTCGAAGCTCCTGACCGCGCCTTCATAGGCATCCTTCAGAAACCCAGGCCAAGCGAACGTCAGGCTTCCATCTTCATACTGTCCGATGGGGAGCATGGTCGCGCGGTCCACGATCTCGTTCGACGGTGTGTAGCCCCCGAGAAGGCCGCCCATCGGTTCGCCCCGGCGATGCAGATCAAACAGCGACTGCACGTTTGTCCTCCACCATAACCTCGGTTTGCAGTATGGCTTGCAGGTCGCGCTCGTGCGCCATGACCAACTTGCCGAGGGATGTGACGCGGTCCTGCAGCGCGGCTAGCTCGGCGAGGATCGGAGCGGGGTCGAAGGCCGGGACGGCGGTCGCGGGCGGCGTGAACGCCACTCCCTGCTCGGCCGCCTCCTGCTCCGCGATCGCATCGAAGGTGTACTCTTCCCCGAGCACGCGGTCCGCGAGGCTGCGCACCACAAGCTCCAATCGATCGAGGCGGGTCATGCTCCGATTACCCCCTTCGTAGTGAGATCGTCGATCAAGGCTTTCACCCGCTCGGCCAACTGCGGGAGGGTCACACTGCCTGTTGCGAACGTCGTCCGGGTTGCCGTTCCGGTCGGCGCGCCCCACCCTGTAATCGCGACGCTCTCTCCAATCCCGATGCATTCGTAATAGTCGCCCGCCGCATTGTAGATGACGATCAGCATCTGGTTGACGGCGATGTCGTTCTCGACCAGCGCGTCTCCGCCCTGACGGCGGAGCGGCTTCGCCGCGAGCGCGTTGACCGTGAGCGTTGCCGCCCCCGTGTTCGCCACGTGCGCGCGGACCATGAACCACATGCCGGCGGCGTGAGCCGGATAGGCCGCATTGGTGAGAATGGCGTAGGCCGACCCGGACCCGGTTGTAACCGTGACGCCAGACCGGTCCCGGTCCGCACGAGCGATGAGCCCTTCGAGGGCCCGCGCACCATTGTTGATGGTCGGGATGTTTTGCCCCTCGGGAAACCGCGCAACATTGTTGGCGTCGTTGACATTGAGATCGGCGATTTCAGCCATTGGTCGGCCTCAGCGAAGCATGTTATGTGGGAGGAATGACGCCGTTCGAACGCTACGGGCTGTACGCTTTCGGTGCCGCAATCGGGCTGTTGCTGGCTTATTTTGTTGGCGGGCCTATTGCTTCCGCCATCAGTCCCAAGAACCCGGAAGGCCGCTGGAAAATCCAGCGAGTAGACCTTCCGCCGTACGCGCCCGCTGACCCGGCAACGAAGCCGCCCGTTGAGCACCCTTAAGGACAAGAGGATGCAAGCCCTGCCCGGCCGGGGTCATAGCAATGTCGAGCATTGCGTTTGCAGATGCCGGCGTAAGTCCCGAGAAACGATTTCCGGCCCGGCTTAGCATGTCGAGAAGGGGCTGAATGCGCCCTGTCGTGGCCTGAGCGGCCGTAAGGATCGCCTTCATTGGCGCACCCGCCTCGTCCGCATTAACTAGGTTCTGATCCGTTTGAGATCCACCCTGAACCTTACCGCGCAGCCGCGCCTTCCTCCGCTCGTTGTCGAGCACGCGCATGAAGCGCGATCGTTCCCCCGCCTGCGGAAACACCGCCTTCAGCTTCAGGTTCATTTCGGGCGATGCGAACAGGCTCTTTGTCCTATCGTTCCACGCGCTGCCCCGGCGGATGTCCTGGACGAGAGAGCGTGCTGCGCCGATCCTGTACAAGTCGGCTTCCGCTTTTGGCATGCGGCCAATCTTTTTGGCCAGTTCCTCGGGTTGGAGGGTTTTGAAGTCGTCAAGGCCATCCTCAACCGCCCGGATCATCGTGCTCTCGTCGGCGAACTTTGACAGAGCGTGAGCGAGAGGCTTGTTGTGCTTCCCGATCAGTGCTCCTAGCTCCCTGTTGATCTGCGTCAGGTCGCGAATGTCCCAGTTTGCCTTGCTGTCCGGGGTGCCGCGTTTCAATCGTCCTATCTCTCGGTTGATCTCCATCTTGGCGCGATGCAGCATCTCCCACGGTGCCATTTGGTCGACCGTCTTACCGGTCATGCCGTGGACACTTTCGGTCGTCTTCTCGAAGATGCGCTGCACGTAGCCGCGCGAAGCGGCAAAGTCTTGAAAGTCTCGAATTGCCTCCGCACTCAGCGGATGGGCATACCCTTTCGTGAACGCCGGAGTGGCGTCCTTTGCCCGTGACTGGACAAGGTTTCCTGTCACGTCGAAAAACTCATTTCCGTCCGCGAGCGTGGAACGAAGTGCATCCTCTATGCGACGAGGAGCCGTCACCTGACGACGGTCAAGAACCGTGCGGAACCGTTCCGCCCTATCATTGGGCATGTTGAACGCTTGGCGAGACAGTCGGCGCACGTTATCACCGCCGATGTCTGCCAGCATCATTTGTGGGTCGCTCGCCGCAGCGACGCGCCCGGACTGCTGAACCTTCAGCATAGCGCGCGCTACGTCGTTCGGCGTCCCGCTTGCGCCGGCATCTCGCGCGAACGCCTCGCCCATCTTCTCGGCAGCGACAGCTTGGGGCTGTGCGTATCCTCTGAGCGGATTCGTGAGCCCGCGCGCAACAGCAGACGCCGTGTCGACGATGGCAGGAGCGGCAGCACCAAGAAAGCCACCGACGCCCGCTCCGGTCACGGCATTGGTGAGCTTTCCTTCAACTCCTTCGCCAGAGCCGAGACCATAGGCGCTACCATAAACTGCGCCTTCCTTGGCTGCAGCCACCGAGCGCGCTCCCAACCCCTTCTCCGCGGCTTTCGCCAGCGCTCCGCGCACGCCAGCGCGAGCAAGGCCGCCGGGGACAGCGAGGGCAGAGCCTATCTCGCCCGTGTAGAATGCAAGAGGCTGATCTTCTCGTGCCTTCTCCAAGCGACGGCGGGCATTTGCGACCCGTGAGGCATAGGCGTCAGAAAACGACTGATCGCTGGTAAACGCATCGTATGCGCCACGTGCAGCGCCTTCGAGCTCGTCCGCGAACCCAAAGGAGAGCCCCTGTCCGACGCCTTGCGTAGCGGCCGACAACGCGCCTGTCTTCTCGCCGTCGCTGGTCTGCTTCTTCACGAAGTTGAGCACATCGCTTTCGGACGCTCCGTCCGGAGCGGTGATCTCGTAGTTGGCCCCGTCCGGACCGGTGATGCGATATTTCGCCATCAGTCGATCCTCTTGATTGACCAATCGCTACCGTTAGCAGGGAGATCTGTACCGCCATCGATATCGGCTTCAATATCCGCCAAACTGAAAGACGTGCTACCTCGATATCCCTTCATTGTTCCGTTGCGCTCGAAGTAGTCAGCTGCGGCGAGCTTGGCCTTTGCGGCACGATCCATCGAAACGATTAAGCGGCCGAGCCGTTTTGCGTTCTCTGCCTCTGACAGGCGCGGGTTATAAGCGCGCGCGATCAGTCGATCGCCTTCCTTCTGTGTGAATTGCGCGCCAAGAATGACGCGCAAATTGCGCTGCACAACCTCCTCGACCTGCTCTCGCGTGTTGACTGCTTGCGGATGTGTGATGGATGTCACAAAATCCGGCATCGAGCCGAGCAACGGCCCCGTCAGATTAGGACCGTCCTTGCTCGTAAGGTCTTTGTGAACCCCGCGAAGCTGGGAGAGGTTTTTGCTCACGTCCGCAGCGCCGCCGCTCAGGACAAAATCCTCGTAGGTCTTGGCAAACGTCTGATCGACGCGCTTCTCGCCGGGCGTGAGGTTGTCAGCCAGTTGCGGCGGCCCCTCGCCGATGATCTTGCGGAACTCCTCCATATCTCCGCTTGCGAGCGCCATCTGCGCCTGCGCCCTCTTGTTTGGCGGCAACGCGTTAAAAATATCCTGGGCTGTCTGCGGATTGGCAGACGGCGGAGCCGCCAAGCCTGGTGCAGAAAAGCGCGCGGCGCCGGATGTAGGCGGATTGGAACTAGGCGGAACCGGGGCTGGCGCAGGCCCGGCAGGGGGTGTCATAAAGGCATTGTAAAGAGCCTTCTGGCGGGCCGCCGCCTCGCTCGCGAGCGCATTGTCCCGCTGCATCTTTGCGATCTGCGCACGCTTGAGGGAAAGATCAGCCTCTCGTGCCGGGTCGATGAACTTGCCGAGCATTTCCGGACCGCCTGACGGGCCCGCCATCTCCGCAATCCGGAGCATCGGCGCCGGAATAGCGCTCGTGACGGACGGGTCCGCCAGCAATCCAGCGAACTGCTGCTTCTTCTGCTCCTGCTCTGCGAGCTGGCGGCGCTGGTCCTGGAACGATCCACCCACCTGCATCCCGCGCAGCGCGCCTCCCATGCCCTCACCCGAGAGCAGGGCGGCACCGCCGAGGAACAGAGGGCTCAGGATTCGTTCGTCGAAGTCTCCGAGAAGTCCGGCCATCGCTTAGCTCCCGATCGAGTATGACCACGGGTTGATCCCGACGTTTCCGCCGACTAGGCCTCGCGCCTGAGCGCCGATCATGCCGAGGGGATTTGTGCCGCCTCCCAACATGCTGAGCCCCATCATGCCGCCACCGAGGATCTGCTGTCCGAGGCTGGGGCTCGAACTGCTCGTGCTCGACCCCGTCGAGGTCCCGCCCATGTTGCCGTAGGTGCCGAGAAGGCCCTGCGTTTCGAGATATGGCCGGAGCCCCGCCGTGCGGTTCTCGTCCCACTGCGCCTTGTCGTAGCCTTCCTTGAGTTGGCCTGCGGTGAGCGCCTGCTGCGCGGCCTGTGCGTCCACCTGTGGCAGCAGCCCCGCCGCCTGGCCCTGGGCCGAGCGCTCGGCCTGATAGTTCTGGTACCGCGGCGCCGCGAGGCCTTCCGTGAGGCCCTTCATCAACATGCCCTGGTGCAGCGTGCTACCCGCCATGCCGGCGTTCGAGAACGTCGCGTTGATGCTCGGCATCACGGCCGAGCGGATAGAGGCGTCGAGATCGGACTGATACGGGTTCCCCGCGTTGAGGTACTTCCCCCCCAGCACGTCGGTGAGATAGCTGCTCGAGGCGTTGGCGCCCGCCGCCCCTCCCATCTTGTCGATACCAGCCGACGTGTATGCCGATGGCGTGTAATCGTACGCCGCAGAGCTTGCCGGGTTCGAGAGCCAGTCCTGCGCGCCGGAGATCGACTGATTGATCATCCCGGTTGCCGGGGAGTACGGGCTCCGCGTCTGCGTCTGCCTCTGCTTCTCTTTCGTGTCGCCCATGGCCTAGATGTCCTTCTCGATTACGGTCGCGATCGGCCGCCAGCCGACGTACTTCAACGCCCTCACCCATCCTTGACGCCCAAAGCCTTCGAGCCGTACGCACCCCTCGCATCGCGCCCACTGCTCGACCGTTTCGAACAGGGCGTCCAACACCCCGAAATCTGTCGCGGCGAGGATCGGTATCCCGCATGTCTGACCTTTCGAGGTTTCGAAGATTTCAGTGATTCCGCACCCCAGAACCTGCTCTTGATCTCGAATGAGCCAAAGCTGTGCGTGCTGGCTAAGGCACTTTTCTCTCCAGTCAGCCACGGTGGTCGATAGAGCTCCCTCCTCGACAGCGCTCCGCACCCACGGCTCTGCGAAATGCCAGTTGGCCGCGACGCGCTCGGCTGGGATAGGATCGAGATGGGTCATGCTGCCCAATGGCTGTCGCTGGCGTAATCGGCAGGCGGATCGCCTTCGAGCAAGTTCGAGCACGCACGGATCGTCTTGATCCCGTCCGCGAGCGCCTGGAGCGCTACGGCTTCGCTTTCCTCGTCCGCCGTGAGGCCGAGACCGAGCGCGCGCTTGTTCACAAGCTCGGTCGCCCGCATCTGCGCGTTGAGCTGCTTGATGAGGCAGGATTGCAGGTCGCTCGCGCCCGTGAGCGCGATGATCCGACGCTGCGCCTCTGTGCGGATCATGTCGGCCGTCACAAGGCGGCGGGCCGTTGTGCCACCGAGCAGGCCCACAGCTAGGAGACCCTGGTACTGCACATCGGTGTAGAGGCTCACCGCGCCACCGCCGAAGTCCACTTCCCACATGCTTTGCTCCCTAGACCAGCCAGCGGTTGACGCTCGGAACGACTGTCGCGTTCTCGTCAATCGTCGTAATGCCGCCCATCAGGGCCGGGCACGCGATGAGGTATTTGTGCCCGCTCGCCGAGCAGTGGATGGTCCACGGAGTCGGGTTGTAGTCGAATGACGTGCGCGGGGTTTGCTCATCGAAGATCAGGACGTGGACCCAGCCGTCTGACGTTTCGATGCGGAAGTCTCCAGATTGACGGACCCCATTTTTGTAGGCGGTCTGGCTGGTTTGCACGCGATACGCGATCGCCGCGTCGAGCGCGCGAATATGCGCCCGGAACGTCATTCGGGGTGGGCGCGGACCAAAGGTCAGAAACGAGCTCAAATAGAAGGTCGTGCCGCCGACGACGATCGGGGATCCGGCCGTCCCCGACCCCGACGTGATCTGAGCAACGAAGAACTCCACGCCGTAACGGCGATACGAGGCGTCTTTCACCTTGTCGATGAGCGCCTTCACCTCAGTGGCAAGCGCCCCGGCCGAACCGCCGTAGTCGTTGTTGTTGTCGAGAAACTTTCCGTAGTTTGCCGACGACGCTCCATTGTAGAGAGTGACGTACGAGGGGAACGAGAACGTGCTGATGGTTTGCCCGCTCGCGGAGTTGCCGGCAAACCGGCCGTTGTCGGCGAGAAGATTGATCGAGAAATCTGATAGCTGGTTGGCGCGCGGCGTCTGACGCCTGCGCGTGTAGCTATGGCAGGTCCAGTTGCCGGATGCGTCGGAGGCGAAGACCGCGACGTCACCGGCCTCCGTCCGGATGATATCGTTTCCCGGAAGCTTGAGCGTCGTTGCGTTGTACGTCAGTGTGAGCACATCCGCGAACGTCAGAACGCGCCATTGATTGGCGACAGTGCCAAGGGATGTGATCGTTGTTGTTCCAGTAATGGTCAGGTACAGATCCGCCGAGGCGCCGATATCGACGGTGGCCGCGCTCGCCAGCGTGCCATCCGGAGCGGAGCCGGGCGCGCCGACGTTTCCAAGCTCGGTATCGACGGCCGCGAGGTGGTCGGCAATGGACGACCCGGACGGCGTGTAATTGACCGGCGCGTAGTTTGCTTCGATGTCAGATCCGTAGAGCACCACGACTCCGGATTGACCGTTGACCAGATCGACGGCGCCCGTGCCATTCGAACCAGCTTGCGCCATGAGCTGCCAATAGGCGTTTGATTCCGTCGGCAGCGTGGGCGGGGCATTTCCTGAGCCCGGCGTGGCATTGATGTAAACCCACGTGGAACCGAGCACCCGCACGGCGTCGTTGAGCGCGTAGGTCGTGCCGGCGTTGTAATCGCCGCGATGGTTGATCGGGGTGCCGGGGTCGCCCTTCGGGATCTCGAAATCGAACACCGCTGCAGCAGATGTTCCGGAGTTGGTAACGGTCGCAGGGTCGTCAGGATCGACCGTGTCCACCGTTCCTACGGTGATCGTGGCGGCGGCTCCGGTCGCGCCTTGAGGACCAGTTGCGCCGGTTGCGCCCGTGTTACCACGCGGGATTGTGAGGTTGAGCGTCTGGCTGGGGGCTGTCCCCGTGATCGTGGCGTCTGCGCTCGAGCCAGCCGCGCCGGTCGTCACCGATCCGATGGCGAGGCTGTTCGCAGGCCCCACGTCACCCGCAATATTGACGTTCCAAGACGTGTATGTTCCCGATCCGATCGCGCGACCGGCAGGCACGTTGATGACCAGCGTCGTGCTGCTGTAGGAGGTGACCGTTCCTTCCATGTAGTTGCTGGAGCTGTTCGAAACCCGCAACCATTGCCCAGCGGAATAGCCGCGGCCGGACTGCACCGTGAACGTCTTCGCGCCCGCCCCGATCGCAACAGACGATGTGCTGGTCGCCTGATAGCTCGGTCCGGCCGGACCCTGAGGACCGATCAAAGCGGTTACGAGGATCCACGTGCCGGCGCCCTTGGTATAGTACTCGGCGATATCCTGCCGGAAGTAAACGTCCCCGTCTTGTCCGAGGGAATCAGAGGGGACGCCGCTACCAGCCAGAATGTCCGGCTGCGCCGCAAGGATTTCCGCGAGCGAGACGCCGATTTCAGAAACCGAGTTCCAGCTCGTCGAGAAGCGGGCGATGCCATACGCCTTCCCACTGCCCGTGGTCCCCGCGTAGGCGGGATAGATGGTGATCGACGTGTTTGAGTTGATTGCGGTGATCTCATAGCCGCGCCCATCCGCGTCGGGGCACCACACGTCCCCCGCCTTCGCGTTAGCGAGCCATGCTGTGAGCGAACCGGTCACCGTCGTCGAGCCGTTTGTGGCTGTGACGGTGCCCGCGCGATACCATGCGGTCATTCAGAGATTCCTAGTTGTCGAAGGTATAGGCGAGGCCTTGGTAAGAGATGGTCACGTTGCCGAGACCGAGGCCGCTCCATGATGCTGATGAGGTTCCGGCCGTGGGCTTGTAGCGCTCGATTGTTGCCTTGAACCAACCACTCTCAACGTAGGTGGTGAGGAGCATCGCCCCCGCCATATTCGTGTCACCGGTACGCCATGTCGAATAGCGTTCGTCGAATCCGCGCCCGGACGGATACATCGAGTAAACCGACGACATGAGCAGGGTCGTGCCCCCCAATTGATGGATGCCGCCGTTGGCGACACCGCCGACCGTGTAACCTCCAGACTGCGTCGCGGTGAACGATCCCATAATGTGGGTCGCGACGCTCGACACCGGCGCGATCGTGTCGTTGAAGGACTGAATAATCCCGGTTGAGTTTACGCCTGGCATTGCGCCGATCACAAAGCTTCCACTGATATAATCAGTGGCATACGCCTGCTGCCTGCTCGATGACCAAACGACCTCCCCGCTCGGCCCATATAGGACTAGACCAGTGGCCGCGTCGAAGGCGTAGCTCAAATGGACAACCTAGTGACAGACGCGCTGAAACTTGTGTTGATCCCTACTGCGCCAGACACCGACGAACTAATCGCGTTTCGTCTTACGACATGGCCCTGCACCGAGTACCTCCAGCCAAAACCAATGGAGTTCCGGCTAAAGCCGCCGGAGTTTCCTGCTCCAGTGCCAGTCCAGCCAACGCCTGACGCAATTGTTCGCCCATTTGCGATGGGAGTCGCTCCGGATGCGTTCCGATAGGGGTACCGATACGCGGTATCGATGTACCCAGCCTTCAGATATGAAGGCGACACCCCGGCATTGGCATCGACGCCGTTGAAGTATGGCGGCCGGCGAAGGCTCCCATTTGCATTCACGCCATAGTTAGCGATGTGGAGCGTGTACGAGATTGTCGGCGGAACGCCATATGTGCTAGAGGCGCGCATGATGTTGAGATAGACGACAGTCGCATCCGCTCCAATCGAATAGCTCCAGAACCAATGTCCGCCGCCATCTACGAGGATCGACCCCTGGATCGGGAGATTTATGCCGCCAACCGTAACATGGCCAAAGAGGAATGGACGGTAGTCGAGGCCGTGCGCGAAGAGCGTGATTTTCCTCGCGTTATTCTCGGTCGCAAGCCACTCAGTACCGGACACCGTTCCCGTGCGGGCCGTTGGGTAGAAGCCAATAAGATCCTGCGTGGAATTGAGCCTGACGCGCGCCGGGTAGCTGCTCGGCGTGTCCACCGGCCCGAGGTCGGTGCCACCCGTCCAGACGGCGATCCGGTCAGGACCTATGCAAAGGTGGTCTCCCATTCAGGTACCGAGAAACAGAATTCGCCGGTTCTTGATGTCGATCGTCGCTTTACCGTCCGTCGATCCCTCTCGTCCGTTTGCGAAGTCCCAATAGTAGGTGTTCGCCGGGTCCGAGATTCGAAGTGTTGCGATCGACGCGACGTTGAGCTTCTGCGCAGTGATAGTCCCGTCTCCGTACATGTCCCCCGCGAACACGAGCGTCGGCACCCCGTTGACGTTCCCAATCGAATAAACAGTCTTCGGGGTTCCGCCTGTCTGGTCCGGCTGGGCGATCTGGAACTTGTCCGCAACCACGGTGAACGTGCTTCCCGCAGCTGTTCCGTCGAGCTGGACAAGGCCGGTCACCTGACCGTTCTGGTTGAGCGTCACCGCGAATTTCTGCTCGATACCGTCGACGGACTGGGCGAGGATCTGCACCTGCGCAATATTGCCGTTGAGGGCCGTCGTAATAGTCTGGTCTACCTGCGCCAGAGCATTGTCGGCGTTGGTGCGGGCCGTTGTCTCCTGCGTAATGGATGCCAAGGCGTTGAGGAGTTGCGCCTCGAAAGTCGTCAGCTGCGATACGAACGCTTCCTGCTCGGTGAGCCGTGCTTTTTGCTCGACGCGGATCGCAACCTTGTTCTTTCGCCCCTCGAGCAGCGCCCGGATCGTTGCGGCCGCCGCGTCCTGGCTGCGCTTGATCGTATCGAGCACCATGCTCGACACTGATCCCAGCATGGTATCCACGGCCGTCACGAGCGACAGCTCGAACTCCTGCTGAGGGGTCAGCGCTCCGTTGAGCTCTATTTCGTTCAGCGTGTTCTGCGCCGCCTCGATCGCCTCCTGGAGGGCGGTGAGATCGACCTCGTCGCTTTTCTGCTCTCGGTTCAGCGTATCGATCAGGACCCGAAGGGTCTGGTACAGGTGCTCGACCGTTTTTCCGGTTGGATAAAGGAACCGGGAGCCGCCGCCGTCAGCGCTCACCGCTCTCTCCTGCGTCGGTGTGGATGCCCGTCGCCTCCGTCCAAGACGCACCCTCGGCAATGTTCACGATGCCGCGCTGATAGCGCCCCTCGGCGTAAACTGGGCAGAACCCTTCGGAATTCATCGGGGACTCGGTTGAAACCGTTTCGACCTCATCCAGCCGTCGCAGTCTCGTCGCAACCTGGGCCGTGACATGCTCCGGGGCAGCGTCGACGATCGGCCAGACTTCCGAGACGAACGTTTTCCGTCCTGCCACCTCATAGGTTGCCGTCGAGAGCGATGCGGCGCGGTTCGCGCCCGTGAACTGGCACAGCCTCCGGTCGCCGTCGACGACCGCCCATTCCTTCCGGCTCTCTCGGAACTGTGGGCTATCCGCGCTCACGTTGGCAAACACGGGATCGTCGGCGTTGGCGGTTCCGAACATCTCGATCAGTCCGGCTTCGTCGTCGGCGTTGACGGGCTCCCGGTGGATCTCGAAACCGAACTGAGAGTCGAACTCGTCGAGGGTCCATTTGTCGTCGGCCCACGAGTAGATCAGCACCTCATTCGGCATGATGTAGCCATCCGTCGGATAGGCCACCATCCAGCATTTGCGCCGGGCGTCGACCGCCGCCCACACCCGGTGCCGATACCCATAGTTCAGGCGGTTGGCGAAGTACCGATCCACTCGACCTTCCCCGATCGGCGTAGCCGACAGTCCGTCGAACCGGTAAAACCCGTCCTCCGCCGCGCAGAATGCGATCTTTCCCCAAGGGCTCCACGCGTGCGGGCCACAGACGCCGCGGCCTCCCTCCACCTCGTCCAGAATGAAAGGCGCCTGGGCTCCGGTATAGGTGACGCGGACGATGCCGCGCTCCTGGAAGATGGCACCCTGCTCCCCGCCCCATCCAGCGACGATGAGGCCGTTGGCCTGGTTGACCTCGGCCTGGAACGCCTGCGTCTCGAAATCTGGCTCCCACAACGTGATGTTGTTGAAGGCCGACACGTTCACGGTCTTGCCATCGCAGATGAAGAGGTGCTGGCGAATGCGGAACACGGTGTCGCCGAGCGGCGCGTTTTCGAGATCGGCAAACTGTGACGACGATCCCATGACGTAGCGTTGAGGCGTGACACCGCGGCCGACGGCAACGACGTTGTTGCCGAACTGCTCGAAGGCCACCCCCCAATCGTAGGAGAACGAATAGCCGGCCGACTTCGACACATCCGCTGGCACTTTGCCAACGACACGATAGAGGCGGCCCTGGTCCGCCAGAAATGCGACTGGAAACCCGTCCCCGTCGTAGAAGCAGCGCCCACCGAGACACGGATCGTTGATCATGGACCCAGCCCGCACCTGAGCGAGATCCGGCAGAGGAGCATAGCGGCCAGACAGTGGAAGAACCCCTTTTATCAAGGGGCTCTGTCCGCTGATCTTCGACTGATCCGGGGCGAACTGCCCGAAGGGGATGGGCTTGATGCCGGCCACTAGGCGGCCACGCCCTTGATCACGGCGAAGTTGATAACCGGCTGCTCAGTGGTGGTCCCGCCAGTCGTGTAGGCCGTGATCTGGAAGCTACCGGCGCCGACGGCGGTGACGAGCAGCACATATTTGTCGGTCCCCGACTTCTGGGACAGAAGGATGACGTCGGTCGCGGCGACGGCTGAGTTTGTGACCGTAAAAGAGAACGGCGTCGCAGAGCCCGCAGCAGACACGAGCGTGATTGCGCCCGTAACCTTGTTGAGAGTGACGCCGGTGGTGCGGTTCGTGGCCTGCGTGACAGCACCGCCCGCTCCAGTCCCGTAGCCGACGCCTGCCGTGTCGCCCGTAGATTTGACCGCCGCCGCGCTCGTAACTGCTCCGGTCAGAGTGCTTGCGCCAGTGACTGCCAGCGTACCGGCCACAGCCGTGTTACCGCTCGAGGCTGCCACGGTGAACTTGTCGGTGTTGATGGCCACGTCTCCGGTAGCCGCCAGAGAGCCGTCCTTCTGGACGCCGAACTTCGTCGAGCCGCCGACCTGAAGGTTGATGAGTTTCGAAGCCGTCTGGGATGCGGAGTCCGTGACGTTCATCTTGATCGCGTCGAACGTCTGACCGCCACTGTTCCAAGTGTCGGTCATGTTGTGAATGGCGGTCATGTTCAGCTCCTAAGGGTGAGGGTGTTACCGTCGCGATCGGTCATCAGGTTCGCGAACCGATCGTAGATTTCGACATCGGTGTTGGTGTTCAACGCGACTTGGTTCGGGGCGCCGCCGACATAGCCTTGGGCATTGATGTAGACCTCGGCGCTATTCGTGACGCAGGCGACGTTGAGGGCGGCGTTGTTCGATCCGACAAGCGGCGGATTGAAGTGGCGCTGAAACGGCACCGGCGCGGTATTGGCCGCGAGCGCCGCAAGCTTGGTGCGCCAGATCACCGTCGACCCGTCCTTGATGACGACCTCTGTCGCAACCGACGCATCGGTGTTCATGACGTCTATGGAGCTGAGGTAGTTGTAACGGCCCGCGCCGGCGGCAGCTTTGATCGGCACGTCGCTCGTGCTCGTGATCCCGCCGCTTTCAGCCGCGTAAGACCAGCCATTGGCGAGCGGAGACGCCGACGGCGCGCCAAATCCTCCCCCAACGCCACCTCCTGAGCCCTGATCGTCAACGATCATCGGGACAATTCTCCCGTCCACCGTCTTGCCGTGCATGACGACATTCATCGACATGGAATCGTTGCTCCTCTGATGCGCGGCGCGAGCGCGCTCATTGACGTTCTCGCATTGGTTTCGGTGAGATTGAGCCCGCCGGCCGCGGAGACGTATTCCGCGAATGCCTCCTGGGCTCGCTCATTGTTACGAAGGAACTTCCAAGACTCGATCAGCACCGCGTTCATCACGACAGCGGGCGCGTTTTCCATGAGCCAGTTCGATTGGGCCGTGGTGCGTTGCGTCAGCGTCGTGGCATCGCGAAGGATGATGGCCGACCCGTCACGATCGGTGAGGGTGTCTTCAGTCTGCACCGCCTCGAACTTCGCATAATAGGAGAGCGTGGCCTCTCCGGTTGCGGCCGGCGCCAGCGTGATCGTGCTGCCCTCGACCGTGAACGAGGCCGGGAGCCCGCCGCCAATCAAACGGAAGTCCCAGAATTCCTTCGGGGATCGGTATTGGAGCGGGAAAGCAACATCGCTCTCCCAATTCAATCGTGTGGCTTGCAGATAGTCCGCGGGGACCGTTCCCACGCCAGCCACGAACGGTATCCGAACCGTCTTGATCATCGCCCGGATGCGGAGCGGGGCGGAGGCCAGCGGCGGCGCGCCGCCGAAGTTGATACGCTGCTCGGCGAACTGCACCTGTCTCGGGAAGTCAGCAGCAAAAATAGCGTCACCGGTACGAACGACGATGCGCTGAACCGCAGCCTGCAATTCGTCGAACGACGCAAACCCCATCAGACCCGGCCTCCCGACACCCTCAGCTTGCGATTGTCGATGTCGTTCATCCAGCGTTTCCAGGCGGTCTCATCGAAATACCAGCCTTCGCGGAAGGCCCGCGCTTTCACGCTGTCGGGAATGACGGCCATGTTCCGCATATCCTTGCCCGTCGGCTGTTCCCGTTGTGCGGCCGCCTGCTCAATGGCGAGCTCGTCATCGAACTCCTCCATGAAGACGAGATCGCCGTTCGGCTCGAAACGGCTGTACACGCGCTTGCCCGGCCGGCTGAGCGATGGGTGAAGCGTCCAGTCTTCAAACTGCAACGGCCTGACCCTTCGCGATGAAGTCTTCCGCCTCCGCCTTCGGAAGCTCGCGGATCCAGCCCGCGATGAACCGGCCCTGGCTCGTGAAAATCTTGTAGTGCGTGACCTTGATCCTCACCCACGGTTCACCGATGAGCTCATGCTCGATCAGATCCGCGGAGGCTTCCCGCTTCGGTCGTGCCATTCCGTACTCCATGAAAAAGGGGAGGGCCTGAGCCCTCCCCAGTTGCGGCGAGGCTACGCTGAGGTCGTGAGGTCAGCCACGATGCCGTGAGCCTTCTCGTTGCTCATCTCGAGCGTGAACTCCGAGAGGATCACGTTGGTGTCGCCGTCGCCGACCTTGCCCAGCGGGAAGCGGTGGAAGCGGCGATTGGGCAGATAGGCCACCTTGACCTTGCTCGGGTCCACGAGGAGGCACGAGCGAGCGCGAGAATAGCGATGCGGCACGAACTCGATGATGCCGAAGTCGCTTTCGTAGCGGTTTGCGGCCTGGTGGACCGTGCTCTTGCCCACCTGGATCTGCGAGATCGAGCGGCCGGCGAAGGTCGAGGCGACGCGCTTGTTGTACGCGCCCATGAATGCCATCTTCACGTTGCCGCCGGACTCGAAGACCTGCTGCAGCGTATCGAGGAGGAGCGTTTCCGTGAACGCCCGCTGATCGCCATCCGTGGCCGTGGTCCCCGGCGTGACGGTCGGATCGGCAGGGTCAGCACCCGAACCTCCGCCACGACTCGTATTCGTGCGGATCCAGGCCTCGAAGCTCCGCAGCGTGCGCACGGTCTCGCCACCGACAGACGCGGCCGTATCGTATGCCTGATTGATGACCAGCGCGTATTCCATGTCCTTGCGCAGCTCGATGGTCTTGAGAGCGAGCTGGCGGGCCATTTCCTTGTCGCGGCCGGCTTTGTTCACGGATTCGAGCGTGCCGGACACGGTCGCGTTCTTTTCGGCGATCTGACAGATGTTCGAGAGACGCACGGTGTTGATCGCGGCCGTTCGGCTCGTGACCTGACCTTCAGGCTTGGCGTTCTGCCCCACGGCAGACAGAGCTTCCGTCTGCCATTCGTGGATGGTGTTGGTCGCCGTGGTGGTGCCAACGGCGCTCATGAACGGCGTGTCTTCCACATCCACGCGGTGGATTTGGTCGGTGAGATCCTCGCGGATGCCCTTGGCAGTCGCGGTCGTGAAGACGTTGGTAATCGCGGCCATTATCGCTTCTCCGATTGAAGCTCCGCCAGGAACGCCGCTTCAAGGGCGTCGACGGACGGGTTGCTGCTGAGGTCCTGAACCGCCTTGGCGTAGTTTGACGGGCGTCCGCCTTTGGCAGGTCCAGGGGCTGCGATCTTCGGGGCTGGCTTCGGCACAACCTTGACGTTCGCCTTGGCTTTCTGCGCCGCGTCGAACTGCTGTGCTTTCCACAGTGTCACGATGTCTCGCGCCGAGGCTTGGGCGAGCATCTCCGGCGTGTAGCCGGAATCGACACCGTATTTGTGGATGGCCTTCCGCATCTCCGCCGCTTTGGGGGTATTCGCGGCCAGATCAGGGGCCAACCGCTGAAGTTCCTGGGCCTGTTCGGCCAGATACTCCCGCATCATCTCCCTGGTCAGCTGCTCATTTTCCTTGGCGTTGCGAGCGCGCTCAGCCCGAGCTTTCTCCTGAAGATCTTTCCGGTGGACGTAGCTCGCGAGCTGATCCTCATACTCAGCCGGGTCCGTGAGGCGCAGCCCTGGGTCGGGAGGCGTGATCTCGACGTCCGTGAAGCGGGCGAGGATCTGATCGTACTGTTGGAGCTTTCCCACCAATGCGTCCGACGCTGATTTGACCGCCTTGCGCTGCTCGGCGACCTCTTGCGTCTTTCGCGTGTAATCTGCCGTCTGCTGCGCTTCCCGGCCGCTGATCCAGGCTTTGATGTCCTGGGGCAGCTTGGAAAACATAGCCTTGTCGGCCTCTGACATGCCGTTCGGAGCGTCGATGGCCCGAGCAGCGGGGGCCTCGGAAGGCTCGCTCTCGGGTTCCGGCTCGTCTTCGGTCTCCGCCTCAACGGCGGTAATTTCGTCGTCGGATTCCGTCTCGGTATCGGACAGTTCCGCGTCAGTTTCGGGCTGCGGCTCCTCAGCCGCCGGTGCGGTCGCTTCCTTTTCGGCTTTGGGCGGAGCGCGCTCGGCAACAATCTCCGCCTCGAAAAGGCTCGCGATGGAATCGACCGTCGGCGTGGCGGCGCCGTTGGGCGCGCCCTGGGTAGCAACATCCATGAATGCTTTTCCTTACGCTTTTGCCGGCGCCTTACGGGCCCGCTTCTTCTCGTCCATCTTGGCGATGGCCTGGATGATCGCCTCGGCGCTCTTGCCTTCGGTGATCGCGGTTGCCATCACGGTCTTGAGGTCCCGGAGCGCCTTGACGCGATGACAGACCTTTTCCCTGAGATCCGCATCGGTGATGTCGGATTGAAACAGAGCCTCGGCGTAGTTCCGCTCGACGGCGGTGAACACGGCGAACAGACCGTCGGGCCCCTCGCACCATTCCCGGAACCGGCGACCGCGCTCTGCGAGCTTTCGGGCGGCTTCATCGTTCATCCAATCCTGCCCCCGAACCGCACCTTGCTCTGCAGCTTCGCTTTCTGCAGGCCCTGCTCATGGGCGCTCGCAATGCGCCGGTTTTCGTTCCGGTCGTCGATCTGCTGCTGGTCCTTGGCCATTCCGGCCTCGAAGCCCATCTGCTGCTTCTGCAGCGCGAACTCCATGAACATCTGCTGGCGCTTCAGGTCGAACTCGGCGTTGATCTGGAGGAGCTTGGCGCGGAAGTCGAAATCGGTCTTCTGCTGCTCGATAGCCATCTTGGCTTGAGCCTTCAGCATCTCGATCTCGAAATCACGCTGTGACTCGATCTGCCGGAACCGCCCCTCCATCTGAAGCTCTTGGGCCCGCATCTGCAGCTTGCCCTGGACCTCGACCATCTTCGGATCGGCCTGCTGCGCTCGGGCCTGCTGCTCCTGCTGAAACTCCGGCGTGCGCGGGTCCTTGAAGTACTTCTCCGGGAACTTCCAACCCACCGCCTTGATGAGCTTCTTCCCAGTCTCGTAAAGCTGCTCGGGACCGACAAGGCCGGCTTCCGCGCCCATTTGCTGCGCTTGACCCACCACCTGTGCCGCCAGCAGGTCTTCCTCGGCGTTCGAGTGCCCGAGCCCCACAGCGACGGTCGCCCGCATATCCGCATTCCAGGAGCGCGGGTCCATCGTCACCCATTGGCCGGACAGGAACACGGTCTTTTCCGCATCCTGGTATTTGACGAGATTCTTCAGAATCTTGCGGAAGACGGGGACAAGCAGCGTCTCCGCGATCATGCGCACCATGAGGCGCTTGCGGGACTGCTCGTTGCGATCTTCTTTGCGGGCTTCTGTTGCCGACTTCGGGTCTACCACCTCGCTCGAAATCGACATGCCGTTGCGCACGATGCCGGACTGCTGCTCGCGCACGCTGTCCATGTACGTGATGGCATCCAGCGCAGTTCCCGACCGATCCGGGACTTCGATCGGCCGCACCGCGCCGCCCTGACCCTTGGTGCGGATCAGGCCGCCGATGCGGTACGTCAGCAGGTCGTCAATCGTTCCCTCGGCCATGGCCTGGTCGGGCACCTCGAACCGAGGATTGTTGGCCAGATACACGTTATCCAGCAACTGGCGCACGAGATGGGTTTTGACGTACTGCGTCTGCTTGACCTTGTCGGCGAGCGCGAGACCGATCAGGCGATGCGGAATGCGGTCAGCAGACCACGCGTCGAACGGGTGCTCGTCGATCTCTTCCTTTTCCAGGATCGTCTTGTTGACGCGATGGACCTTCCAGCGCTTGGCCTTACCGGATCCGTCGAGATCGATCAGCGGGTATTCCTCGCAGAGCGTCAGCCGGTCCGACAGCTTGGCCGTGTGGCCCGTCTCGTTGCGCTGCTCGTCCGGGAAGCGCCGGTCCTTTCGGCTATCCTGCTCGTGCCCCTTGTTCGCCGCGAGCGACATGACCAGATCGTAGTCGAACCCCATGGCAATCAGTTCAGATCTGGATTTCTCCACCTCGTGGCAAAGGTACTCGACGTCCAAAGACTTGGCGCGCTGCGAAACCTTGAATTCTTCGGGCGGCACGCTCTCGATGCAAATGCGGCCTTCCTTTTTCTGCCGCGTCAGCGTGACCGTGTAGACCATGCCATCCGCAAACGCCGGCTGCGCTTCCGGATCGATGGATTGCACGTTGATTGGCTCTCCAGCCTCTTCCTCGATCGTCACCCCGTCTTCTGCGCGCAGTTCTTCGACGAGAGGCTTCGGAAGGCCCGACAGCGTCTGGCGCTCCTCGGTCTCCTCCGTCTTCCACCACGTTTTGACGATCCCGATCTTCTGGATGAGGCTCGTCTTCACGGTGTCGTGGAGGACGATCACGCCGTTGTTTTCCGAATAGAAACAGTAGTTGGCGAGGTCGCCCGCCTGCTCACAGTACGCCTCGTCTCCACGGCGTGACGGCTCATACTCGACAACGCGCTCGCCAGCGAGAAACGGCTCGAGCAAATCCGGTAATGCCCAGTCGACGACTTCGGCAACGTCCATGGATACGGCGTTGCTCGTTCCCTCCTCCTCGTCGCCGTAAGGCTTTCCGAGGTAGCGATCGAGGTTGTCGTCCTGATCGGCCGAAACCTGATCCGTGAGGTAGCCGACGGCCTGCTGGTTCATCTCCACGAGGAGCGTGGCCAGCTCAGAATCGTCTACGCCCGCAGAAGGCTTCTTGTCGTCTTCGGTCAAGCGTACCGCCTCTTGGGGTAGGAGATTGGTTTCGCAGCCGCCGGCGGCTCATACACGACACACATCAATCCGAAGGCATCCGCGCCATGGCTCGACCAGTCATGATCAGGGCCGAGACCAATGTTCCGATCATCGTCTGACTTCTTCTCGTGGTACCAGCCGAGCGCATCGCGTCCGGCCTCCGTCGTGTCCTTGTTGAACCAGATGCTCGGGAAGAGCCGCCGCGCCGCCTCGATGCGCATCTTTGCGGCGCCCTTGCCCTGGTTGGGCACAACTGTCACCTCGAATTGCGCCGCTCTGAGCGCGCTTTCGTACGAGACGTCGTAAACCTTGTCGTTGGTCGCGCCGTCGTGAGGAAGGTAGCAATGCGCCTTCCCCCATCCGTTCTCGCGAAGCCATTGGACGTGCGTGGCAAGTGGTTGCCCGACCGCTTCGTAATAGTCTAGGACACGAACCTCTTTGCCGATGAACTGGGCAATCCAGATGGCGCAAGCGTCAGCCTTGGCCCCTGTGCCGCCAATGTCCCAAAACGCCCTGATGGACATGAGCGGATCTTGAGCAACCCGGGCGATCCGGCTCTTAGCCTCCGTGAGCGATTTGGCGTAGTAGGCGCCTTCAACTACGGTGACATAATCGCCTTCCCAGACGTGCTCGTATTGGTCCGGCCTCTTGGACTTATCTTCGAGGCGGGTCCTGTTCAGAATTGACGGGAACCACGGATTGTCTCGCCAATTGAGCTCCACGATCTTGCTGCCGGCGGGCGGGTCTTCGCGGAACCTTTTGTGCGTGGCGCTCTTCTTGCGCTCCGGGTTCCAGGTCACCCAAATCTCAGACCCTTCCTCGCGGACGGTCGGAATGGCCTTGGCCCACGCTGTTTCAGACACCGGCTCGGCCTCGTCCACCCACAGCAGCCGAATGCGCGCCTTAGACTTGATGCTGTCGAGGTTGTGGCGAAGGCCTATGAACGCGAACTCGATACGCTTGTCCTTGGTGCGAACGTAGGTTTCGCCGACCTCATAGGCCGCAGCCAGCCACGGTTCGGAAGCGATTGCGCCTTTCACCTCTGCAAGCGAGCTTTCGGCCAGAGAATTCATGAACTCGCGGCCACACACTATGACGCCGGGCTTGTTCTCTCTGGCGAACCGCAGTCCCCATACGGCTGACATCTTGGCGAACGAGCGGGTCTTGCCCGAGCCACGGCCACCGTACGATCCTCTGTACATGGCCTCGCCGGCAAAAACCGGGATGAGCTTCGGAGGCAGCTCAATGCGCTGCGTGGTCATCGCTTACGATTGACGGGGCGACAAGCTCGATACGGCTGACGGAAACCGTCGCGTCTACTTCAGCCTGCATATCGATTGCAGCGAGCTTCGGCTTCTCGTAGCCGATAGCAGCGGTGGCGGCGGCAAGGCGGTCCTTGATCGGGTTCGACGTGTCCTTGTAGACGGTGATCAGGAACGCGTGAGCATCGCCCTTGAACGGCTCTGGCAGCGCCTCATCGACAGCCTTCATGACCTGCTCGACCTTCTTCAGGCGCTCAACGGTCTTGTCCGCCTTCGATCCAGGCTTGCGGCCTGCGTTAGGCCTTGCTCCACCGCGCACTTTTGAATCCTGTTTGAATGTTTTGATTTTTAATCAATTCGTGTTGCACGTGAAACCTATTTCGCGAGCAACAGCCCAATGCCAACCATCGCGGTCTCGGTGACGTTGCCTCCGAAGCCAATGCGGACACCACCGTACTTGAGAGCGGCGATGATCACGAGGGCCAGACCTGCAAGGTGCAGGAGCGGCACGATCTGCGATTTGAGCTGCGAGGTGTTCATGTCTGGTTCAGCCTCTCTAGCGTAGATTGGCTCTCACGTTGGGACGTGTCGCGTTGAGGCCCAACGGAAATCGCCCCCGAGCTTGTGCAGCGTTTCGGGGGCGTCATTGTATCTGGAATGGTGAGGCCGCATTTCCGGCCGTCGCGATCTGCGTGAAAGCAGATCTTCGTAGCATCAGCGCTCAGAAGCGCTACCGGATTGGTTAGTTACACGGACACGTTTCTCGCGGTCGAGATACTGGCACGCTCAAGGTCCCCGGCCTTCTAACCACTACGCGTAGATGATTTGGTAAGAACTCGTCAAGCTGTGGTGCCTTGCGGATATCTTTTATTCGCTACGGGTCGCGTCAGTGCATCAGCTACTGTCCAGCCCGAGTCATCGATCCGACTAGCTATCGTCTGCTCGTTGATACCAATTCGACGAGCCCACTCGCTAATTGTGAGCGAGGCACCGTCGTAGGTGAGCAATCTGTTCCGGCGAGTATTCCGGTTTTGGTCTGCACGGGACGCCCACCGGCAGTTTCCCGGCTCATAGCCCCGATCGTTGTCGACCCGCTCAATCGTCATGCCGGACGGCGCCTCGCCCATATCAGCCAGGAATCCTTCAAAGTTTTTCCATTGCTCGCACACTGCGATTCCTCTGCCACCGTAATACGAGTAGTGGTTATGGTTTGGGTTTTCACAGCGCGCTCTCATGCAGGACCATATCTTGTACGATCGGCTGCCACTCATCCCGTGCCTGTGCTTCCTCTCGGGCTTTGGTTTTGCCCGGGCCTTCCGTGCTGCAACTCCCGCCACTGAGAGCGCCCGTTGCCGATCCTTTTTCAAGCAGCCACAGGACTTCGTATCGCCGCCCCGCAAATGTTGCGTCTTCACCAAGCGGGTCTCGCCGCAGTCACACAGGCAGCGCCAGTAGACTTGGTTACCCGCAGACGGTGCTCTTTCAGTGACCACCAGTCGAGTGAAGCGCATCCCCACAAGGCTCATCTCTTCCACCTCTCTGGCCAGTCCTTTGGGGGCAGCGCTTCGAGAAGCTCAGCAACAGCCTCCATGTAACCTGGGACCTTGCTCTTCCCGGTCGAGATACGGGACACCTGTTCCCGGCTCATGCCGAGAGCGTCGGCGATCTTTGCCTGTGGGCCTACGAGGTTTCTGAGGCGGTCTAAAGCGTTGCGCATGGGCAACGTTAAATGCCAATAGCGGAATAATGTCAATACCGAACCGCTATTGGCATTGACATTTCATCACATCAGGCCCATGATATTCACAGTTGAGGGCGGAAACCGCTGACACGGCCCGCCCTCTGCGTCTCACCACCCCACATCATGGAAAGGACAAGACACATGACTATTACCACCAATGGACGTTTGCTCGCAATCGCAGCGGGCGCAGCGTTCGTCTACGGCGAACTTCGGATCATCCTGGGAGACCATCTCACGGACCCGACGCAGTGGAACACCTACGTGCAACTCACCGTCCTCATGGTGTTCGGCACGATCTGCGCCGGCCACTTGGTCGGTACGGCTCTCAAGGCTAAGCACTGGGCGGCCGCGGTCGGCTTCACGGTGCTGTTCCTCGCAGGGACGGGCCTCGTGGTGTTCAATTCGGTCGGCCGGCAGGCCGAGGCCACCATGCTGACGGTCTCGCAGGCTGACGATGCCGCAGAGCGCCGGGTTGCCGTCAAGGCGTCCCTCGCCCGTGCCGAGGCCATGCTGACGGAAGCCCAGGCTAGCCTTGCGCGCGAGTGCAAGACCGGCAAAGGCAAGCGGTGCGAAGGCATCGCGGCCACGATCGCGGTCTATGAAGCCGCCGTGAAGGGCCACGTTGCCGATCTGGAGAAGCTCGGACCGGCGCGCCCGGTCAACGCCAAGGCTGCCGAAGGCGCGAAGATCGCCGCCCTGTTCGGGGCGAACGAGTTGAAGGCCAAGGCGGCTCTGATGCTCATCGAGCCGTTTTTCTGGACGCTGTTCTTCTCGATCGGCTCCATCGTCTCGATCGGCTTCGCTTTCCGCCACGCCATCACCGAAACGGCCCCGGGCAAGATCACCGACGAGGAGATCAAGGAGCTCAAGAAGGTGATCTCGAATGATACGGAGCCCCTGCCCCCGACCAAGGCCATCGTGCCGGACGTCACGGGGTCCAACATCGTACCGTGGGCCCAGGCGTTTCGATCTGAGCACGGCCGGGCCCCCCGTCTTGATGAGGTGCAGGCCGCGTTTCCTGAGGTAGCCCGCACCACGGCATATCGCCGATTGAAAGCGGCTTGATCGACACTGTCTATGGACCCCGGGGCCTCACCGCTCCGGGGTTTTTTCGTTGTCAGTGGGGAAGTGTGTGGGCCTCCAATTCCACACTGGATCGCCCGCCTCATGCGTTAGGACATTCATCCAAGCCTTCTTGCTGGTCGCCTTGATGGCCTCGACACGGCGATGGGCGTCTTCCTCCGAGAAGGCCCACAGGTCGAAGCCAAATCGTGCGCCGTCGAGTTCGTAGACGACGGTGAAGCAATACTGCTTTCCGGCGGGTGTTTCTCGCGACGGCAGCGCTTCGATAACGCGCTTCTTTCTCGCGTCCTTGAGATCGATCAGTTCCATGTCAGTTCCTATCGGGTTTCACGCGGGGGCCGTACTCTGCGGCGAGCAGGGACTCGATACGCGCTTCCTCACGCGCTTCCCGAGCAAGCTTGCGGCCTTGGTTTATGAGGTCAGCAGCCGACTTCTCGATCGCACGCCCCACGCGCGCCCTGTACATCGGGTTATCGTATTCGATTGGACCAAAATTCATGCCGCCTCCAACTGTGTCAGGGACACCTCGACCGTCCGCTCCGTCCCGAACATTTTGAGCAGCACACGCCCCACGTCGCCCTTGATCTCGGTAAGCTCGACGCACCAGCCCTGGAACGGGCCGGAGACGATCTCCACCTTCTCACCCGCCGTGAACGCGCGGTGAACCCGTGCGGAACGGGTCGGCACCGCGCCGCCACTGCGGCTCGCAAGGCTTTCGACGGCCCGCTCTGGGATCGCCGCCGGCACACCGTCGAAACACACGACGCCACACACGCCGCGGCCCTGCATGGCGCGCACGATGTCCCACGGATCAGGGCACCGGATGAACAGGTATCGCGGGAGCAGCGGGCGGGCGACCGGCGTCTTCTTTCGGCCGTGGCGCCTCCACTTCACCTCTGTCGGGACAAAGCAGGTGACGCCCCTCAGGCGCAGTATCTCCTCGACTGCGAACTCTTTCATCGGAGCTGTACGGAGCGCAAACCACGCGGTCATTTTTCAGCTTCTCCAAAATGTAACGCGCGGACTCGATTGAGATTGGGATCTTGGTGAGGCCGAGCTCGTTCGCGAAGCGAAGGGCCTGGCGCAGCTCTTTCTCGGCGTAGGTCACCCCGGCGCCCTCCTGCTCGGCTTCACCTTCTTGCTGGTCCTATGCCGGATCTTCTGCGAGGCGTTGAGGCCGTACCCGTGGACCTTCTCCACCTTGCCGTTCTTGATCCGGTAGCCTTTGAGCGTGAGGGGGCGGGTCATGCCGAGACCTCCTCGCGAAGGCGGCCGCGGCCGAACCTGTTGTAAACGGACCCGGAAGCCTGTTGAGCCCGTGTCTTGACCGGCGGCGCCGTGAAGCACGCCCCGTGATGGCCCGCGCAATAGCTCGAGCCCGGCATCCGCTCACACGGGCAGAAGCCGTGATCTGGGCTGCGCACGTCGCCGTAGATGAATCGGCAGGTCTTCTCCGTGAGGTCTTCGAACGAGACGAGTGTGGCCGGCCGCGGCGGCTCTGGTGGCAAGGCCTCGCGAGGCGGGCGCGGCGCACGGGGCTCCAACTCCACGACCTCGCGCACCTCCGCCGGGATCTTGACCACCTTCGGCTTGTACGGCTTGCGCTCCTTCTTGAGCTTGATGGCGCCGATGCGGTTCATTTTTCCAATGACCGCGTTGCGGGTGATGCCGCCGAGCGTGTCAGCGATCTTGCTCGCAGAATGCCCAGTGAACCACAGCCGCTTCGCGATCTCCGTGCGTTCTTGCGTCCAGACTGATTGTGCACCGAACATGCTTACCCCCGATCTCCGGTCATGCGTTTGGAAAGGTCCGTCAAACCCTCATCGCTCTTGCGGATCGGGTTTCCGTGTCTCGTGACTCCCACCACGCGGCGCTCGTTCCAGGCGTCGCGATCAGTGCGCACTGGAGCAGCAGGCTTCCCATCCTCTGGGCCGCTGGCGACATAGGCTTTGAGCTGCTCGACGAGTTCGCGGCAGCGTTTCTTGCTTCCCTCGGTCGGGGACGGCCACTTCGGCTCCTGCTTGTCGAGGTCGGCGCCGGTCTGGCGCCGCTGGATGGCGAGATGCTCGGCCTCTGCATGGCAGGCCTTCACGCACTCGCCGGGCGTTGGCCACGAGCGGAACTCCTGGGCCTTGATCACGCGATCCGCAGCGCCCTGCAAAACCTCGCGGCTCATGCCCGCCAGGGCGCGCTCGTATTCGCCAACGAACGCATCGAGGTCGTTCGTCTTCGGCTCGCCGTAGAGAACCGCGAAACGTTTGAGCATCAGGTCGGAAACGTCACTCATGCGTGCGCTCCCTGCGATCTGCGGTTGAGAACTTCCATCACGCGACTCGGTGGCTGGGCTTGCGCGGTTGGCTTCTGGCCGCGCTCCTTCGCGGTTCGGCAATAGCCGTAGAACGCCTTCACGGTTGGCACTCGAAGCCTGTTGTCGGCGATGTCGGCCTTGAGTTCGGCGAACGCGTCGCGGACCGCCCTGTCGCCGTAAATTCCCACCGCGTCGGAGATGGACTTGCGCGCCGACGGTAGGTCTGGCGCCCATGGGTTCATCCATCCGGCGAACGTCGTGATGATCAGGCTCGTCGAACCATTCAGACCCGGAATTTCATCAGGCCCGTTCGCAGCGTGTTTCTCTGACCTATCGGTCTTAGTATCTGGCTCTGGTATGGAATTGGATATGGAAGTGGCTTCTTCCATAGTGTAATTTTCCACGCATTGATTTGATTCAGGTTTCTCGAAAGTTCGACTTGAGTTCGGCCCCAACTCAGACTGAACTCGGCTCGAACTCGGCTCGAACTCGGCTTCAGTTGGGGTTGAGTTCGGCTCCAAGTCGCGGTCAACGCGTCTATTCCGAAGCAGCCCATTTTCCTCGTAGAGCTTCCCTGCCTCGATCAATTTCGGGAGAAATGCGCGCGTCGTGCGCGGCTGGCAATGCAGGAATCTAGCGAGCGCGGCGGGGTCCGCCGGGACCGCCTCACCGTCGTGCAGGTAGGTCAAAATCCGGAAATAGAACCCCTGAAGTTCGAACGAAAGCGAGGCCGTTCCGTCTCGATAATCGGATGTGAAAAGCTTCATGAAGGGGCGCTTGGCCGCCTTGCTTTTTCCACGATTTCCACATAGCTTCATGTTCGCTACTCGCTTGGTTTCAGACGCTGGTGAGAAGCTTGTTTCGAGTTCCGGATTCCTCATTCCCCCGGGTGAGGTCAGAGGGCAGCTTCATCACGAGCTGCCCTCCATTTTTTTTAGGCTGCCTTGAGCCCCTGCTCCTCGGAGAGCTGAGCCAGCGTCACGCGGCGGAGCTTCAGAGCCTCATCCTTCGCCTCCTGCAGCGTCGCAGCCGCGGCCTTGCGCACCTCCCTCACCGGCTCAAACGCGAACGCGATGAAGTTGAGCAGCCCGCCGGCGCAGATCGCGAACAGCGCGAGCAGCGCGGAGATGCCGACGCCGGTCCAGAACTGAGCGCTCTCGGACGGGCGCTCGGTCTGCGTCACGGCCGCCGCCAGGATGAGGCCCTGGGAGGCGCCCGCTGCATGGCCGGCATGGCGCTGGCCGGCCTCACTCAGGGCTGCATTTATCTCGCTCTTCGCGGTGGCCAGCTTGACCTCCTGAGCCGCGATCTGGTCCCAGAGCGCGATGTCGGCCGTCGCCGCGAAGTAGCGCTCGCAGAAGGCGCGCGACTGCGGTCCCTTGGTCACCTTGCAGCCCTGAGTGAGGCCCGTGAACCACTTGTGGGCCTCCGTCGTCTGGATGACGGCGCGGGCGGCCGCCACGCTCTGCGTCGGCTTCATCACGTTGCGCTCGTCGGTGAGCCGCGCGAACCTCGCCTCGAGGTCTCGCACGTTGCCTCGCGCGTCCTCGTAGGTTTGGGTCTGCATGGACGCCTGCTGAATGGTCGCGTCGCGGTTCGCCGCCGTGAAGCCGGTGTGGCTCAGGAACTCGACGCAGACCGCAACGGCGAACAGCGCCGTGGCCGCGGCCGAGACGCCCTTCATGTCGCGCTTCCAGGCGTGATAGGCCGCGACCAGCGAATAGCCGACGATGAAGGTGCAGAGCGCGAGCAGCCCGGCGAGGCACACGCTGGCGACGACGTTCTCGCCGAGCTGCCAGCCGAACATGGCGGTGATGACCGCGGCGAGAGAGGTGGCGATGAAGCCTGCCCGCCGCATGTGCGGGATCAGCTCGTCGAAGGACTGAGGATGCATGGGATGGTCTCCTGTGCGGGTGAGAGGGACAACGCGGGGACGCAACAGGACTCAGGACGGGGAAGCGGCGGGGACCAGCAGGAAAGCCCCCGCCGCACTGCCGGGCGCGCCGCATTGGAGGCGACACGCGTCCGACAGAAACTCGTTGAACGGCAGCCCGAAGGCCTGGATTCCAACCCAGTTCCCTCCGGGTTCCACGCTGCGAATACGGTCGAGGCGCTTAGCGAAGCGCGTGCGGAGGAAGTCCTTGGCGGTTTCACGTTGGTGCATGCGCGTATCCTCGCGGAATTGGCGTGGAACTGAGGAGATACGCGGGAACTGGAATTTCGTCAGCAGACGGACGCTAGTCCAAAGGTATTGCTCACTGGAACCGGCGAGCGTTTACTAATGTTGCGGGGACAACGATCTAAGTTGAGTAGGGAGGCTCATCACTATGCGTGTTATCTCACTTGATGCTGCCCGACGGAGGTTGAGACCAACGATACAAAAACAGGGGGGACAACCTCATCCGCGTAACTTGACCTTACTTTTTTTGGGGAGTAAGGTCAACCACGTCAAAACGTCTACACGACTGACGTGTGCAAAACCCCGGGTAAGTGCAAATTACCCGGCCATGGAGAGGCTCGAAGACCAGGTGAAGAAAGCGCTAGCCAAGCGGCTCAAGAAGGCACGCAAGGATGCGGGCTTTCGGTTCGCGAGGGAGTTTGCTGTCGCACTCAACCTTGCGGAGCATACCTATCGGTCATGGGAGCGGGGCGAGCATATGCCCGACCTCACCACTCTCACGCGTATCTGTAAATTATTGAATGTGGAACCTAATGACCTCTTGCCCTTGGCCATCAAGAAGGGCGAGCCATCGAAAGTTGAGCCGTCGCGCTCTGTCGCCTAAGGACGGGCCGTGAGCACAGAGGGCGCTCACGGCTTTGGCATCTAACCGGCCTTATCGGTTGAAAGCACTTCCCGGGGAGCATCGTTCTTATGCCCGCTGCAGAAGCAGCCCGGAATGAACGTCCCCATACACATACTCACATATTTGCAACATTGACCGCCGCCGCTCGTCCCGCAGCAGCAGAGGACGTTTTGAGCGATCCCGCCCGACGCGCCGGTTACGTTGATTGCCCTCTGCGCAGTGTCGCGTAGGCACTGGTTTCGCTCATCAGCGAGCGCCGGCGATGCGGCCAAAAGGGCGGCAACGAGTAGTAATACACGCATTTCCCCACCTCTTTAGATTTCAACATCAGTAAACGTCTCACCGTAAGCCGTTGGTATGAATGACGCAATCGGTGCCACATTTTGGTCACCTCAAATTACGTAATTTCAGCTTACATTTTTTAGTTGACGCGCGGGGAAACGTAAGTCTAAGTTACGTTCATCACCCGGGGGCGCCGGCCACCCACAGCACACTCCAAACGGCGCATCGGTGATCCCGGCGGGGCCTCTCCCCTTCCTCCCAGGCGCCCCGCCGGGCACGCGAATTCAAAACCGAAACTCATCACGGGGACACCAATGGATATCGGAACCTACGTCATCGTCAGATCCAGTCCGTCCGGCTGCTGGGCCGGGACGCTTGCAAGCATCGACAAAGACACCGTCGAACTGACGGACGCGCGCCGTCTCTGGCGTTGGTGGGCCGCAGAAGGCGTCAGCCTTTCGGGCGTCGCCGCCAAGGGTCTCCATCCCAACAAGCTCTCGGAATGCCGCATCGCAGCACCGGTGGCGCGGGCGTTGATCTTGCAGGTCTGCGAAGTGCTCGAAGCCACCGGCGAAGCGCGCATCAGCATCGAACAGCAGAAGGCGTTGGTGTCATGAGCGACGGCTACGGCTACGGCTACGGCTACGGCTACGGCTACGGCCACGGCGACGGCGATGGCTACGGCTACGGCTACGGCTACGGCCACGGCCACGGCCACAGCTACGGCAACGGCGACGGCCACGGCGACGGCGATGGCTACGGCGACGGCGACGGCGACGGCGATGGCTACGGCTACGGCTACGGCCACGGCGACGGCTACGGCTACGGCGACGGCCACGGCCACGGCTACGGCTACGGCGACGGCAACGGCGACGGCTACGGCCACGGCTACGGCCACAGCTACGGCTAACAAGCTCCCCGGTGCGGGGTCGTGGGGGTGGGGCGAGCACAGAGGGAACGGTTTCTGGTGCTCGCCCCAACAAACAACGAGGGCAAACGCGATGCGACACGAATTCTCAATGCCCGGCTTCACCGTAATCGGTGATCTCTCGATCCAGACGCACGAGTTCGAGTGCGCGATCGAGATCGAGCCCGACGAGATGGTGGGGTTCACGAGCTGGTACGTGGCCCGGGTTTACATCCAGGGCACGGTGCGCGGGCGCGGCCGTCTCCGCTGGTTCGAGATCGCGGAGCGCAATCCCCTCTTCGACACGATCAAGTATTTCGCGCTCGACGCCTGCGAGGACCGCCTCGCCGAGCTTTGGGACGAGTATCTCGCAGATCATCCGGTGTCTCGCGTGCGGCCCGACCGCGACGAGCACCGCACCTATCCGTAGCGTTTGTAGCGTTGGCGTAGAGGCCAGCTGAGAGCCGGGGGGCTCATATGGAAGCACTGAGAGACGCCGCGTTGATCGCGGGCACGAGTACGGCGTTCGCCGTGGGAATGGGCATGGCGCTGTTCGCGCTGGTTTCCCTGACGGCCGGTTAGTTCGAGTTCCCCGCGCGGCTGGGGCAGCCCTCCCCTCAACTCCGGATATCGAGCCGGAGCGCCGCGCGGGGGCACTTTCGAGGTGCACGCATGATCATCACGGACGTTTTCCTCATCGTCGGCATCATCCTGTTCCTGATCGGAGCATTCAAATGAGAGACCTGCTCGAAATCACCATTCCATATGCGGTGCTGTTCGCCGCGGTGGGCGTCGTCGCATTCGTAGTCGGAGGCGCGTGAGCCATGGTCCTTTTCAAAAAGCCAGAGAAGGGCGCCGCGTTTGTAAAGGCTGGCCTGATGGGCTTCGCTGGCAGCGGCAAGACGTGGACCTCGTGCCTGTTTGCCAAGGGACTGGTTGAGATGGCGCGAAAGCGCAAGCTCCCTTACGCCGACAAGCCTGTGCTCTTCATCGATACTGAAGGCGGCTCCGACTATGTGATGGACGACTTCGAGAAATGGGGCATTGAGCTTCTCGTTGTCAAAACGCGCGCCTTTGCCGACCTCAAGGCGGCAATGACTGAAGCGGAGCAGAATGGCTCAGTTCTCATCATCGATAGCGTGACGCACTTCTGGCAGGAGTTCCAGGAAGCGTACAAGCGCAAAAAGAAGCGCACTCGCGGCCTTGAGTTTTCCGATTGGGCCGAGGTCAAAGGCGAGTGGCGGCACTCTTTCACTGAGCCGTACCTGAACAGCAACGTGCACATCCTCATGTGCGGTCGCGCCGCCGACGACTACGACAATTACACGGACGATGCAGGCAAGCGCCAGATCGAAAAGGCCGGCGTCAAGATGATGGCTGAAAAGGAGATGGGCTTCGAGCCGTCTCTGTTGATCCTCATGGAGCGCGAGCAAGACCCGAACACCAATAAGGTGTCTCGCAAAGCCATTATTATGAAAGACCGCTTTCGCACGCTTGACGGTCGCGAGATCAAAAATCCGTCCTACAAGGACTTTGAGCCCCACGTCCTGCGGCTCAATCTAGGCGGCACTCAATCGGCCGTCGACACTTCTCGCAAGTCAGACGACATGATCGAGCCTGATCAATACGACAGGCGCCGGACGGATCGCGAGATCGTTCTCGACCTCATCACCAATCTCGGCACCAAGCACTTCACGTCGAGCCACGACGACAAGAAGCGCAAGCTCGAAATTCTGGAAGCGGCGTTCGGAACCGACTCCTGGACTGCAATCGAGAAGCGTCTGAGCCTCGAAGATCTCCAGATCGGCTACGACCGGATGCACCTTCAGCTCGAGGGTTCGCCTGGACGCTTCGGCACGATGGTCGAGTCGTCGGACGACGAAATCCCAGATCACCCTGCCAAGCCTCGCATGACCGTGAAGGACGGTGCACTCGTGCCGGCGCAAATCCAATGACCACCATCCGCAACGTCATCGAGTTCCCCAAGTACGTCCGGGAAATGCGCGAGAGGGTCAATCCTCTCGACAACGAGCTCGCCGTCATCCGCAACATCAACTGGGAGCTCAACAAGCTCCAGTCTGACGAAGCTGTCGTGCGGTGCCTCACTTTCCTCATGCAACAGCGCGGATTCGATCTCGCAGGAGGCGCCAATGTCCCTGAGTAGATGCTGCGGCTTCTCCTTCGACACGGACGTTTATGACGACTGCCCATTCTGCGGGGGTTCAAATGGAAACGACGACACACGTCCGGCTGTCCACACGGCGCGAGCGGCAGCAGGCGACCTTGGAGCGCGAAACCCGAGTGGCACTCATCAGGTGCGCGGTGAGACAGGGTTTGGGATTCGAGGATCTGATCGTGAAGTTCAAGCTCTCGCCTGATGAGGCGAAAAGACACGTGTTCGGGAGGGACGAGTGACCCGCAAGCGCCGCACAGCAGAGCATCGTGAGGAAGACGTGATCCCTATTCGACAGCGCCTAGCACGCAAGAACAAGAAGAGCGCCGCAGAGAAGCGCGAGGGCAACTCCGAGGCCCATCTCCTTCTCATTCGTCTGTTGCCCTGCTGCGTGACCGGAAAGAAAGCGCCCAACGACCCTCACCATTTGAAGGAAGGTCTTGCGCACGAACGCGGGCTCGGGCGCCGGTCAACAGATCGCTGGGCCGTTCCGCTATCCCGCGAGAAGCACGATGAAGTTGAGCGCATCGGGTCTCGGAATGAATGGGCTTGGTTTCGTCAGCACGGAATCGAAGACCCGTTGGAACTGGCAGCGGCACTGTACCGGAACACAGGTGATCTAGAGCGTATGCAGCGCGTGCTCGAAGCACACATGCGCAAGTAGTACCGCGTTGGCCGAAACAGGAGACGGATTGATGACTGAAGACGACCTCAAACAGTTTTTGGCAGATAACAAAGCCGACATTCAGGACGCCGTGAAGAGGGCCGCGATTGACCGCCTGATTGCTCAACACAGTTGGAATATCTCGGAGCAGATTCGCCAGGCAGTAAATGACTTCATCGCGAAAGAAGTCATTCCCGACGTGCAAGCTCACTTGAGCGAGTACAAAGGCGCTCTCGTATCCGGCGTGATCGCTGGACTCTCGACACTTTCCGACGACCTGGCAAAGGGCCTAGCGACCGATGCCGCTAAGACCATCGGCGACAGCTGGCAACGGCAGAAGATCATCAAAGCCTTGTTCAATATCTAACGCGTTTTCCAGCACCTAAGGGGGACTGAAGATCATCGCGTTGAGGAGAGAACAGAGGGAATGAAAATGAAAATCCACGATTGGAACCCTGATGAGGGTGATGCGCTGCAGGGCGACGTTTGCCTGTTCCGCCTCCCCGACAACATCAAGCTCAACAAGTCCGGCGGCCGCCCCGCGAATAGGTATCGCGAAGCGGTGAGGACGTAGATCCCATGAACGATACGCCAGAGGACAACAGCGGTGACGCCGAGCGGCGTCTGATCATCATCCTGAGCATCATCGCTGCCGTAACGGCTATCGGCGTGGGCGTGCTGCTCCGCGAGCTTTACTACGGAGCCTACCCCCATCTTCGCCCGCAGTCGGCTGCGTCGGCGGGCAGCGTCGAGACCTGCAACATCGAGTGCCTACTGCGTCGCGTGACGATCCTTGAAACCCGTATGGATGCCGTGGAGGGAAAGCGGTGAGCACATTCACAAAAGGGCCTTATCGGGTCGCCCGATCGGATGATGAATGCACTGAGGAGTGGAGCCTGGATGGCCCGGGCTCTTACGCGTATCTGCCGATAGTCAGCGGAACAAAGCTAATCGCATGCGTCCGTGGCGACCTTATCGATGAATCCTTTGAGACCGCCCCGGAAATGGAAGCTACGGCCAATCTGATTGCAGCCGCTCCCGATATGTTCGAAGCGCTGAGCCGCTGGGTCGATCTGGCCGAGACCGCGATCCGCGAGCTTGGCATTGAGCCACACCCCGACGAGCGAAAATGTCTCGACCTCGCACGAGGTGCGCTCGCCAAGGCCCGCGCCACCCCTGTCTCTGATACCGGGGGTGCTGGCCGCCCCACCGCTCCGAAGGCCGATGTGGGAGGTGAGGCGTGAGCACCGTTCTTGACACATTGGCTACCGAACGAAAGACCGTCATTGGCGACTGTGAACTGCACCTAGCCGATTGCCGCGATCTTCTCCGCTTTTTACAGGCCGACGCGCTGATCACTGATCCGGTCTGGCCGAACTGTCCGCCCGGCCTCCTGCAGGGCTCGGACAATCCGCACGGCTTGTGGGCTGAGACGTGGCACCGAATGCCGAGCTTGAAGCGCGCCGCTATCGTGATGCGCCATGACAGCGACCCATGCTTCAATTCAGTCGTGCCGCTGCCATTTGCCAGGGCGGTAATCCTACCTTACGTCATGCCGGGCTATATCGGGCGGTGGCTTGGCGGCGACGAGATCGCCTACTGCTACGGGGAGCCAATTCCAAGCCGCGAAAACCAGCGCGTAATCCCCGGCCGCGCTCCGCAAGTACAGCCTGACGGGCGCAAAGCGAACGGGCATCCCTGCTCGCGGTCTGCTGCTCATTTCCGGTTTCTCGTTCACTGGTGGTCGGAGCCGGGCGAAACCGTACTGGACCCGTTCATGGGGTCTGGAACGACCGGCGTCGCATGCGCGATGTTGGGTCGCAAATTCGTTGGCGTCGAAATCGACGCCACGTTTTACGAGATAGCCTGCCAGCGGATCGAAGATGCCTACCGGCAATCTGATCTGATCACGAATCTCGAGGGAGACCGCCCCAGTCCCGCTCCTAAGGACGGCTCGTCTAAGAGCGGAGGGGCGTGAGCATGGGCATCCATATTCCCGACGAAGCCGCAGCCCGCGCCGCTTTTGCCGCGCACAAAGCCGATGCGCTTGCCAAGGGCGAGAAGTGCTTCAGCCGTCGCCGCGTAATTGCGATCGCCGACATGTTCGGCGTCAAGCCAATGCCGATGGTTTGGTGGCTGGAAAAACGCGGGCTCATGAAGCGCGGCAGCTACGAATGGTTCAAACAGAACGGCGGCATCACGCACGAGCAAGTCATTGAGTGCCGAGTAGATCGCGAAGCCGGTGACCGCCCGACCTCAGGAGACACCCATGGGTGAGACGACTGCACTGCGCGGCCTCGCATCGCGGGGGATGACGACAATCAGCGCAACCGATATCGCGGGCAACATCATCAAGCGCGTTGCGGAGTTGCCTGACAGAAGCAGCCCCGACTATTGGCCCGACGCCATGCTCGTGACCGCCGACGAGTT